ATCTCCCTAAGACTGCGCAGGATATCATTAATGCTCAAATTGAAGACGTACTGACTCAGCGTTTCAAGTACATTAATTACAACGGCTTGAATTCGAAGAACATTGATTCATTTGTTCCAAAGGCTGCAGAGGGTGCAGATCCTTTACCGAGTCCGTTCAATGACTCTGTAGTCATTATTGATGAAGTGCATAACTTGATTTCACGCATTGTGAATTCATCGGACATTGCTCGTCGATTGTACGATGCAATCTACAACGCGACTGAGTGTAAGATTGTCGGTCTCTCAGGAACTCCTGTCATTAATCGCCCGAATGAGATTGCGTACTTGATGAACCTTCTACGCGGTCCGATTGAACGAATCACCATTCCCTTTACAAAAACCACGTCATGGGACGAAGAGAAGATGAAAACTGCTTTTAAAGCCATTGCAGAAGTCGATACCATCGAATTCAATGCAGTCAAAAAGCATGCACTTCTTACACGCAATCCTCCTCATTTTCGAACAGTGTACAATGAAGCGGGTGATCGTGTAGCCGTTCAGTACAAAAAGGACATTACGTTTATTCCGTTAGCGATGGATTGGGTACGGTCATGGGAAAAGAAGTTTCAAGCGGATGTTGGATCTGAAATTGCAGTGGATCGTGTTACGTCTGAAATGCTAGAATGTCTACCGACTAAGTACGAAGAGTTTGCGAACTTATTCCTCGATGGATTGAATATCAAAAATCCATTACTATTTTCAAAACGTATTCAAGGTCTTGTGTCGTATTTCAAAGGTGCCGATGAACGATTGATTCCGAAACGTGTCGAAGATGAGAAGATGCTTGAAAAGGTGAACATGAGCTCTGAACAGTTCGTTCAGTATCTCGATGTACGCTTTCAAGAAATCAAACAGGATGCGAAGAAGGCTCTTAGTATGAACGATGACGGTGGATCCTATCGCGTGATTTCTCGATTAGCGTGTAACTATGCAGTTCCATCTGAATTGAAGGCAATCACAAAGAAGGTTGAAAAGACGTACAACAACGTTGTGAGAGAAGACGATGTTCCAGATAAGCCTGAGATTCTTGCGGCCCTACGAGCTCAACCTTCAAAGTATCTGAGTGCAAAGGCACTTGAAACCTACAGTCCTAAATTACTCCGTATGTTGACTAACATTGAAGCTACGCGCAAAACGAGCGACGAGTGGCCGAATCAATTCATCTATTCGCAGTACCGTCAACTCGAAGGACTCGGAGTCTTTGCTGCAATTCTGGATACGAATGGATGGCAACCCTACAAAATCACGAATAAGAACGGACAATGGCAAGAGGATGAAATGCAAGATAAACCTGCCTATGCCTTCTTTTCAGGCGAGGAAAAGGAAGATCAACGTGAAATGATGCGTCAAATCATCAACGGACGATATGAATCGAACTTTCCTGCTAGTTTGAAGACGAGCATTGAGAAACGTGGTAAGAAACTGCTGTGTCTACTGATGGCAACCTCTTCAGGTGCAGAAGGTATTACCTTAGCGAATGTTCGTCATGTGCACATCATGGAACCTCACTGGACACCTGCACGACATGATCAAGTCATTGGACGTGCGATTCGTATTTGTTCGCATGCAACGTTACCCATCGATCAACGTACAGTACGCGTGAGCTTTTACTTATCAGTGATCTCGCCTTCGCAAAGTAAAGGTGTAGAAGGTCCTAACGTAGTTGCAGTCCGTAAATCCGACGTTGAATTGAAACGGTATGAAGGCGATCCACCAGTGGAAACGTTTATGTCCACAGATGAATACCTGTATGAGAAGGTGTATGAGAAAGACAAGGTCAATCAACGAATTTCCATTTTACTCAAACAATCTGCAGTCGATTGCGAAGTTCATCGTAAACTTCATTCACGGGAAAAGCCTCAGATCTCCTGTATGCGTTTTGATACGACTTCAACGGGTGAAAATCTAGCCTTCAAACCGAATATCAAAACAGATGACTTAGATGAAACCTATTTGCGCAATACGACACGTAAGAAACGACGATTGCAAAAATTGAAGATTAAGGACATCGTCTATTTGATGGACCCCGATACAAAAGAGATCTTCGATGGTCAGGCTTTTGAAGACAATCAGCGATTACTGAGAATAGGAAAGAAGGAGTCTGACACACAGATTAAGTACTGGTTGTCATAGATCGAAGGTCATTGAGCCAGCCTTCACACACCTCTTTCCAGGTCTTGATTTTGATGTCGCTGATCGCACTGCGCATTGTACTTAGTTTTTCAATGGTTCGTTCCATTGCATTCGCAACCTCATCAGGCATGAAGGAGGGTGACCACAATCCTAACGGCATAGTTACTCCATGATACATCGGTGGACCTTGACGAATGTAGGACGTAACACTTGTAGGTAAGAATGAACGGTAGGATCCTACATCTGTAACGACTTGAGGTGCGCCCGTGTACAAATGCTCGAGTTGGCATAATCCGAACCCTTCACCATCGGAAGTATTGATTCCGATATCGCACATGTTGTAAATATGATTAATACCTTCATCGTTCAACGAGTTAGGAGGGGCAGTATCTACAATCGCCATTCGCTTACCATAGACTGCAACATCGAGGTTTGCACGATTTAATTGATCCATGAAAATACGTTGAATGTCGTAATGTGCACCCTTTTGAGGATCCACAGTTGTCACCATGAGAAGCCAGAGTGGTTTCTCTGGGTGTCGACGTAATAACTCAACGAAACCCATAATGGTCAGATCTTGACGTTTACGTTCACTGTTACGGTTTGCATTGAGAAACACAATCGCATCCGTCGGAAGTCCTACATTTCTACGAAGGGTTGTTCGTGCTGATTGAGTAAGTTGTGAAAACACAGTCGTATCCACTGCATGTTCAATCACCGATGGAGTCACTCCAGTCTGATACTCTGAGAAGATCTTTGCCCATGAATCTGTGAAGCAATACACTCGCTCGGCTGCCTTATTGATCTCATCGATGAGCTGAGGTGCAATTCCATGATAGACTTGATCGACATAGACCCACAACTTGTATGGAGATACACCCTTTTCATATTTCATCGCCTTGATGAATCGAGCAATGATCAATGGATCGTTGTAGATCATGACTACATCGGGATTCACCATCTCCAAGTACTCATGAATCTTATTGAATCCAAACCCTTCTTCCTTCGGGTCTTCGCATGCAGCTGCATCATAGACTACGACTCCGTCAGGTGCTTTACGAATGTTCTTCTTCTCAGGATGTCGTTGAAATCCGAAGTGAAATGTCTTCACTTTAGGTGCAAGTGTAGAAACTTGTGCAAGTAAATTTGAAACCACTTTTGAATAGCCAGTCGTCTGATCGATGTGTGTACTTACAAGAACAAACCTCATTTGTGTCTATTCTCTCCCCTCTCTATAAATAGGATGCAAGTCAATTCCGCTCAAGATTATTTGACCGCTCAAAAACGTCGAATTGTGGCTGCACAGTTTGTGCAAGAGCCTGCTCCCGCTCATCGGCGGTACAATTATGTCATTACATCCGTTCAAGCGAATAAGGCATCTCGCTATGAGAAGACACCTTATCCTCAGAACTTAAGTCTTGCGCCTGGTTCAAGACCTGGACTTGCGTATGTAACTGCAGGTCAACGCCCTACCGTGAATGGATGCTGCCTTGCTTCTGGTTCATTGGTCTAAACAATCCGTGTGCGTAGATACAAATGCCTGGAGGCTTACTTCAATTGACTCAAGTCGGGGCTCAAAATCAACTTCTCAATGGCAATCCATCGATGACCCATTTCAAAACGGTCTATCGGAAGTATACCAATTTCGCAATGGAATCCATTCGAATGGATTTTACGTCATCGAATCTCGAGTTTAACCCAACTCAAACACGAACTTTAAGTTGTCGTATCGACCGTTACGCACAACTTCTTCATGATACGTATTTGATGGTCACGCTTCCAGACATCTGGTCTCCGTTGAAACCCGTTCAATATGCCCCGTCTGGATACGATCCATCGTGTACTGCGCTCGGATATGAGTTCCAGTGGATCAAGAACATCGGATACAATTTGATTGATCATGTAGACATCGTGATTAATAACGTTACCGTTCAAACACTGACAGGTGAATGGCTGAAGATGTATTCCTATTTTACACACGATACAACGAAACGCAGTGTAATTGATCAGATGGTGGGAAATGTTCCTGAACTCAATGATCCCGCAAATGCGTACGATCGTATGCGACAATATCCACATGCCGTCACACCGATCACTCTACCCACAACCATGCCGTTCACAACAACGCCTGAACCTTCCATTCGTTCTCGACAGCTTGTGATTCCCTTGCATTTCTGGTTTTGCGAGAATCCAGGACTTGTACTACCGCTAGTTGCACTACAGAACTCAGAAGTGTTTATCAATGTCACGTTCCGTCCGTTGAATCAACTCTATACGATTATCGATGTGAATCCTCTAGTTGCAACGGTGATGATTCAAACGGTGGTTTCGAATGGGTCCTCGATTACGTTCACAACGGCAACTCCGCATGGATTTTCAGTTGGATCCAGCGTTAAGTTTCAAGGACTCACAGGAAGTGCTGCTATCTTGCGAAACACGTTGTATACGGTTTCATCTATTGTGTCCACTACATCGTTTACGATTGCATCCAGTTTCACAATTTCAGTGGTCGATACTTCGCAAACAACGGCAAGTGTAGGCGGAACCACGAATCCTACGTACGGACAACGTATTCAGCCCACAGGATCGTTTCCAATCGGATTGTTTTTGAGCGCGCCTACAAGTTCAGGTGTTTCATCGAGCGCAGACATTACAACCTTCTTTCCGAATCCTTACCTGGAAGGAAACTTCATCTACTTGACCGAAATGGAAATGAATCAAGTTGCTACTAGCGAACAAACGGTCTTGTTGAAGCAAGTCAATAACATTGTG